GTACAAGGAATACCCCGGCGGCAGGCTGTCGATCCTGAACTCCGGCTCCGAAGGGGACCTGGCGTCCATGTCGCAGCGCATCGTGAACAAGGACGAGTTGGACAAGTGGAAGATACTGAAGGCCGGCGACCCCGACAGCCTGGCGGACAAGCGGGCGCAGAATAGCTTCAACCGGAAGATCATCAACGTATCGACGCCGCGGGACCACAACCCGGACCAGAAGATCTTCAGCCGCATCACCGTGAAGTACGAGGCCTCGGACAAGCGCAAGTACCACGTGCCCTGCCCCTTCTGCAAGCACGAGCAGGTACTGCAGGAAGGGCAGCTCAAGTTCGAGGACCGGGCAGGCGACGAGGTAGGCGATGCGAAGTATGAATGCGAAAAGTGCAAGGCGCTCATCGCACACCGGCACAAGGGCTGGATGCTGAAGCACGGCAGATGGATCGCCGAGAAGCCCTTCCGGGGGCATGCGGGCTTCTGGCTGAGTGCGATGTACTCGCCCTGGATATCGTGGAAGGAATACGCCGAGGCCAAGATCAAGATGACCCGGCAGCACGAGACGCACAAGGCCTTCCAGAACGAGTGGCGCTCCCTGCCCTGGAACCCGCTGATCGAATTCGAGAAGGACCTGTCCCCCTATCTTGCCCGCCGGGAGTATTACGACAAGGTGCCGCTCGGCGCCACCACGCACCTGACCTGTATGGTGGATATCCAGAAGGACCGCATCGAGGTGGACGTGCGGGCATGGGGCATCGGCCGGGAGTCCTGGGGCATGGAGCACCGCATCTTCTGGGGCGAGCCGGCCATGCTGACCACCGGGTATCTGCCGCCGGTATGGCAGGAGCTCGAGGAGTTCCGGCAGAAGACCTGGGAGCACGAGTCCGGCGAGGTCTGCCATATCTCCCGGATGTTCATCGACATGAGCTACCTTACGTCCGAGGTCTTGAAATTCTGCAAGGGCAAGCGGCCCATGGTCTGGCCTGCCCGGGGTATGAGCGATACGAACAGCCGGTATCCGCTCGTGAGCACCCGGCCGGTGATCGATAAGAAGAACCGGTACAAGTATTTCCAGATCGGGCCGAACGAGGCGAAGGACATCATCTTCGCAAACCTGGCAGTCGAGCCGCCGAAGGAAGCCGGCCAGTTCTCGCCGGGGTATATGCACTTCAACCAGTCCTATGACGAGGAGTATTTCAAGCAGCTCCTGACGTCGGAGATCGGAAGATGGAAAAAGGGCATCTATGTCTACGAGAAGATCGCGCCGAACGCCCGGAACGAGGGGCTGGATCTGTGCGCCGGAAACGTGGCGGCCTTCGAGAGCATGCGGATGGATCCGCGGGGGTATGTGGAAGCGTTGCGCCGCCGCTATGAAGAGCGGCAGGAGGAGGGTCCAAGGGCCAGGGGGCAGGAGGAAGAGGGTGAAGATAGTAGACAGCAGACAGTAGACAGTAAACAGGAAACGGCCTTGAAACCGAGAAAGACGAGACGCAAGGGCGGGTGGGTGACGAAATGGTGAGGGGATAGACGGGAGACGGTTTAGATAAGAGACTACCAGACTGAGGCGAAGGAGGCTGAAATGAGGATTTTGAATGTTAATTGTGTGTTCCATACTACATACGGGAATTGTGCGCACCTCGAAAGAGGACGGGGATTTTTAGGTCTCGGCAAGGGATGTATTCTACATGAAGCATTCCCGAAGGAATGCAGAAAGCGGGTGTCTCAGGAGAGACCGCCGGGTCCGCCGCCACCGCCCCCGCCGCGGATCATAAAAGAGGGTGTAAAAATAATGGCGCGCAGTCCGCATCCGCGTGCGCAAAAACCTAAGCAGGAGGCTATGCAAAAAAAACGGGGAGGCAGCGATGCGAAGGAGAGGGAACCATGAACATTCTGTGTAAGTTGTTCGGGCATGATATGACTGTGGTTAATTATAAGTATGACAAATATAAGGAAAACGAAGCAATTTGCAGGCGCTGCGGGCATAAGAAACAAAGGTTTAAGAAACCCCGGAATCCCTGGCCGCCTAAATTAATGAAAAGAGATAAGTAATTATTAATTAATAATTGTCAATTGATAATTGATAATTAAAAAGGAGAAAGGATTTATGAAAGTCGTCATACTTGCAGGGGGGCGGGGCACGCGGCTCAGTGAGGAGACGGAGGCGCGGCCGAAGCCCATGGTGGAGATCGGCGGCAAGCCGATGCTGTGGCATATCATGAAGATATACTCCCATTACGGGTTCAACGAGTTCATCATTTGCCTGGGGTACAAGGGGTATATGATCAAGGAGTACTTCGTCAATTACTTCATGTACCATTATGATGTAACAGTTGACCTGGGAACGCCCCGCATAGATATAAATGCAACTAACAGACTGCCGTGGAAGATCACGCTCGCGGATACGGGCGAGGACACGCTGACAGGCGGACGGCTGCGCAGGATCCGGAAGTACCTGGATGACGAGCCGTTCATGCTGACCTATGGCGACGGGGTGGCAGACATCGATGTACCGGGGTTGTTGGCACATCATCAGGACACTGGAGCGCTGGCGACGGTGACCACGGTGAGGCCGGCAGGAAGGTTCGGGGGACTGACCTTTGACAAGACCTTGACGGTGCGGACCTTCAAGGAAAAGGGGCCTGTCGAGGCCTGGATCAACGGCGGGTTCTTCGTATGCGAACCGGGGATTTTCAACTGCATCGACCATGACGACATGATGTGGGAGCACGCGCCGCTCGAGGAGATCACAAGACTGGGGCAGTTGAATGTCTGGCCGCATACCGGCTTCTGGCAGTGTATGGATACGCTGCGGGACAAGGTGTATCTCGAGGAGTTGTGGAAGAACGTGGCGCCGTGGAAAATCTGGGAATGAAACATTGAACCGCAAAGGACGCGAAGGACGCAAAGGAAGGCATGATGGGAATGAAAAGAATGGGGGAAGGCCATGAAGAATGAGACGCCGCTTCGGGGATGGAAGGAGATCCGGCCGCTGCTGAACGTGGAGGATGACCGCACGGCGGCGAAGATACTGAAAGGAAAGAACCTCCTGCACTATGAAGGCCGGACCCCGGTGCTGCTGGCGTCGGAGTATTTGAGGACGTTGTCGGCGAAAAAATAAAACCACTGATGCCACGAAGAACACGAAGGCGCGAAGGAGGCGAAATGTTCGAAATCACTATTATAGAAAAACGGTATGTAAAAAGACTGGAAGGGAAGGAATGGGGCGTCATTGGGGAGAAAGAGGTTGAGAGGGAAGAGAGATTTTATAACCATGATGATTTAGAACCAAAAACCATAATTAAGAAAGCCTACGGGTATACGCCCGAAATCGAAAAGACCGTGGAAGAAAAGCGCGAGGTGTTGAAGCAGGTCGTGGAGGTGCTTGACCTCGCTACCGTGATAAAGGCAATTAATAAATTGTAATCAGTGGCCATGCGCCATTTTGCGGCAGTATGCGGCAGCGTGCCCTTCCCAGCCATCCCTATTTTTGGTATAGTCTAATAGTATGGCTGATACCCCTATCAACGAACCCTCGCAAGTTCGTGCCGGCGACTCGGTCTCCTGGTCTAAGGAGGTCGAGGACTACCCGGCCACGGACAGCTACACCCTCTATTATTCCCTTCGCAATGCCACGGGGCTGATCGATATCACTGCCGGGCCTGACGGCGGCGGTTATCTCGTGGACCTCGCAAGTACGCAGACCACGGGCTGGACTGCCGGGTACTACGACTGGATCGCCTACGTCAAGAAGGCCGCGGAGCGGCACACGGTGGATGGCGGCAGGATGGAGATCCTGCCGAACCTCGAGAACACGGTCAACTACGATGCCCGCTCCGACGCCCGGGTGATCTATGACAACCTTATCGACGCATACAAAACCTACATCGAAGAGGGCACGGGCCACGTGGTCTCCATGAGCATCGCCGGCAAGGCCATGTCCTTCCGTAATGCCCAGGATTTCATCGACCAGATCAAGTACTGGGAGAACAAAGTGCGGGCGGAGGACGAGGCAGAGGCCATCGCCAACAACGACGCGAACCCGCGCCGGGTGGGGATACGGTTTAATAGATTGTAATAATTTTTAATTATTAATTGACAATTATTAATTGATAATTAGATAGGAATAGATTCATGAGAAACGCTCCGATTCCATACGAAGAAACCTTTGTCCGCGACTTTGCCGCTGCCATCAGGACGCGGCGCAAGCAGAAGATGGGGTTCCGCACCTATGCCGCTGCCCAGGGCGGCCGGCTGGTCTCTGGCTGGGGCCCGTCCATGACGAGTGCGGACACAGAGATCAGCTCCAGCCTGCGGTATGCGCGACAGCGCTCCCGGGCATCTACCCGCGATTTTCCCTTCGGCAAGCGGGCAAAGTCCATCGTGGTGGACAATGTCATCGGAGCAGGCATCGGCATGCAGGCCCAGATCAAGACCACCCAGGGAGACCTGAACAAGCGGTCGAATGCCGAGGTTGAGGAGTGGTGGGAAGAATGGACCAAGGCAGAGAATTGCCATACCGGCGGGGTCCTTCCCTTCCCTGAGATCGAGCGCTTCTGTATGGGGCAGACCTTCGAGGCAGGCGAGATACTCGTGCGTGAGCACTTCCGCCCCTTCGGCAATTCTCCCATCCCTTATGCGCTCGAGGTGATCGAGCCGGAGCGGCTGCTCGACGAGTTCCAGCCAAGCGCCGTGGCCCCGGGGGCGCGGGTGCGCATGGGCGTGGAGAGCGACCAGTATCACCGGCCCGTGGCCTACTGGCTCCGCACGGTCCATCCCGGCGAGATGCAGTATGCGCATCAAGACATCGATCGTATCGAGCGGGTGCCGGCAGACCAGATCATCCACCTGCGCGTCACGGAACGCTGGCCCCAGACCCGCGGGATGCCCTGGATGCACGCCGGCCTGCGCAAGCTGAACGATACCGACGGATATTCCGAGGCGGAGATCATCCGTGCCCGTGGCGGCGCGAATTATATGGGCGTCCGGAAACTCTCGACACCCCGGGCCGAGGAAGAGGGGATCAACGGCGCCAAGGAGATGACCCTGGAGCCGGGGGTTTGGGAAGATATCTACGAAGACGAAGAGGTAATCTTCAATAATCCGAACAGCCCGAACTCGAATGCCGAACCCTTTCTCCGGTATATGCTCAGAGAGTTCTCTGCTTCTACGGATCTTTCCTATGGCAGTGTCTCCCGGGACCGCTCGCAGACGAACTATTCCAGCGAACGCCAGGACATTATCGAGGACCGCGATCATTACCGCATCCTCCAGATGTGGTTCATCCGGGGCCTTCGGCAGCGGGTGCATGAGCGGTTCATCCAGGCCGGAGTCCTTTCCCGCACCTTCAAGACCATCCCTGTCGAGGCCTTTGCCGTCAATCCAACAACATACTTCAAGGTCAGGTACAAGCCCCGCGGCTGGTCCTGGGTGGATCCGACGACCGAGGTGGCAGCCTACAAGGAAGCGGAGAAGGCTGGATACATCACGAAGACCCAGATCATCGCCCAGACCGCCAGCGGCATGGACCACGAAGACATGATGGACGAGCGGGAGAATGAGCTCAAGATGCAGAAGGAGAAGGGTCTGGTCTTCGATACCGACCCCGAGGTGATCTCGGCGGATATCGAATCCAAGAAGCAACCACCCGCGCCGGACAACAGCGCGGAGCTCCAGGCCATTGCCGACAAGGTGGATGAGACCGACGAGAAGCAGGAGGAGGCGGACAAGGAGAATAAGGCCCGCATTCAAAGAGACAAAACTGAAATCATAAGTGCGATAA